GTTACCGGGTGGCGGTACTGGTCGATCTATATGCTGGCAAGCCATGTTGCGGGGGTGTGAAGTATGTACATTCCAACGGTTTCTTTCGATTTCGATGGCGTAATTCATTCCTACCGAAGCGGGTGGAAGGGTGCCGCTGTTATCCCCGACCCTCCCGTAGAAGGGATTAAAGAGGTCATTGAACAACTCATAAGCGATGGTTTATGTGTGGTCATCTGTTCTTCTCGTGCGGAGTCTTTTGAAGGACAGGCGGCGATTGCTGAATGGCTGAAACACTACGGGTTCCCGATGGTGCAAATTCAAGCGAGAAAAGTTCCTTCCATCGTTCATGTCGATGACCGTACAATCTGTTTTGATGGCAGAGCAAACCACCTCCACGAACAGATTATTAACTTCAAACCTTGGTATGAGAGGGAGTCTGAAAGTGAAAATCATTGAATCTTCTGTGGAGCTTATCAACGCTCCCGATTATAAGACCCTTCTGACCACCATCGAAGCCGCTGGGCGTACTTGCTACAAGTCCGAGGACAAAATCACGGACGGAAGTGCAGAGAAGTTCGTCCGGGGTATCATCAAGCGGGGTCACGAAGCTGTCATTGAGCATGGCTCTCTCACTGTTCGCTTCATCTGTGACCGGGGCGTGAGCCATGAGATCGTCCGTCACCGTCTGGCTGCGTTCTGTCAGGAGTCCACTCGGTACTGTAACTACGGCAAGGAGGGCTTCGGCGGCGAGATCACTGTCATTCGTCCGTCCACCTTTGTCAAGACCGACTCAACCTATCATATCTGGAAGCGGTCATGCGAGAACGCCGAAGTTGCCTACTTCGATTTGCTGAACGAGGGTTGCACCCCGCAGGAAGCCCGATCTGTTCTTCCAAACAGCTTGAAGACCGAGGTGGTCATGACCGCTGACCTCAGAGAATGGCGGCACTTCTGCCGTATGCGTTGCCCCGCAGCGGCTCACCCCGATATGCGGGTCGTTGCCAATATGCTTCTGACCCTGTTGAAACAGACCTACCCTGTCTTCTTTGAGGACATTGAGGTATGAGGATTAAGAAAGCTGGCGGCAAGGTGTTCGGTGCTGTTCTGACTGCCGCCGAGAAGAAAGCGATGGACATGGAGATCAATCGTCAGATTGTGGAAGCCGACAGGCGCTACGCCGATGACATTGACGCTATGGTGCTTTACACCCTCCATGTTCACCTCGGTTTCGGCAAGAAGCGCCTGCGGAAGTTCTATGACGCTTTCTCTGCCGAGCATGACCGCCTTATTCAGTATTATCAAATGCCGGACGATTACACATGGCTCTGTAAAGAAATGTTGAAGCGTATCGGCGTTGATGTTGAAGCGTGGAACAAAGAAAGGAAAGAACCCGATGAAACTGAAAAGCATTGACGGCAAAGTGCCGTATATCATGGCTGCGGGAAAGGACTTCGTGAAAGATGAAATGTCGCTTACGGCGGCAGAGCAGATTTGCTCTCGTGGAACGCAGACCGCCAGCAAGCTCTTTCCCGATTTCCCCATCTGCGTAGATGACAAATTCTATTTTGCTGGAACCTCGACAAAGCCTAAGTCCAGCAAAGCCAAAACCCCTTGCGAGGGCTGAGATTTTCAATCTTCCTGTGGTTCGTCACCATTGTCGCAGTCCTGTGTCTGAAACTACCCACGGTTGAGGTCGAAGAACCTTCTCCTATTGTCGAGGTGGTAGAGGTAGTCACCCCGGAGCCAGAGCCGGAGGTGACACCTCAACCGTGGACAGACGAGGAAGTGATTGTACTGGCGAAAATGCTATGGGGAGAAGCCAGAGGGGTCAGCTCTGACGCTGAGAAAGCCGCTTGTGTGTGGTGTGCGCTCAACCGTGTAGATCATGGCTACGGCGATATTATAACGGTCGTGACTACACCCAAACAATTCGTAGGGTACAACAAGGAAAACCCGATCGACGACGATTTGATTACTCTCTGTATAGATGTACTGACCCGCTGGTATGCAGAGAGAGAAGGTCAGGTTGAGGTCGGTCGTGTCCTCCCTGCGGATTACCTATGGTTCTCTGGCGATGGCAAGAGAAACCACTTCCGCAACGCCTACCGTGGCGGTGATAGATGGGACTGGTCTTTACCGAGTCCGTATGAAAGCTGAGGTAAGCCTATGAGCTATTTGAATATACCCGCTGAGCTTCGAGGGGAAAAGGCATGGGTCAATGTGTGGGACGGCTCAAAGGTTCCCATGCAGGCTACCGTGAGAAAGGCGGCTTCTTCCTCTAATCCTGATACATGGTCAAATTACATTGACGCTGAACACAATGTCCAACATGGCTACTATGACGGTCTTGGCTATGTATTTCACGATACAGGGGTTGTAGGTATCGACATTGACGATGGCTTTACCGATGGGCTTCTAAACCCGCTGGCGGCAGACATTATCGGTCATTGTCAGTCCTACACGGAAAAGTCCAGAAGCGGGAGAGGGGTTCATATTCTCGTTCGTGGAGAGTTGCCCTTCAAAGGCAAGAACAACCGTGCCGCCGTGGAAATTTACAAGAGCAATCGGTACTTCATCATGACCGGCGAGGTTTTGATCTTCTCCGAGATCGTTGAAAACCAGTCAGCGATTGACTATGTGATCGAGAAGTATTTTCCCGACACACCGAAGGAAAGTAGCTCAGGAACGATTGTCCCTCAGCGTATCTATTCCCCCATCTATCGCCGTCCTGAAAACGGCAAGCTGCATTTGAAGCCTGAATACCCGCCTATCACACCGGGAAGCCGGAACCTCAGCCTGACTTCTCTGGCGGGTCAGCTCCATAACCAAGGATACACCAAAGCAGAGATTTACAAAGAACTGTTGTACGCCAACTCCCAAGCCTGCAAGCCCCCTCTCCCGCAGTCAGAAGTTGAGTTGATTGTCAACAGCGTGACCAGATACAGGAGGTAATTATGAAACCTTATCAGCGTGGCGATGTTGTCATCATTGATGTTCCCATGCTTGCCAACAGTCATATTCAGGCCGGTAAGCGCCCGTGGGTGGTTGTGCAAAACAATGTCGGTAATCAGTTTTCTTCTACCAGCATTGTCGTTCCCTTGACCACTAAAATCAAGCGGCTTGAGATGCCTACCCATGTGGCTATCACTTGGGGTTCTTTACAGCCGAGCATGGTGGAGTGTGAACAGGTGCGTGTTGTAGATGTGTCCGATGATTGGGAGTACATCTGCACTCTGCCACCTGAGATCATGCGTCATGTGGACACCGCTTTGAAGAACGCTTTCTTCTATGGGGAGGTGTAGATAATGACAAAACTCGAATATGACAGTTTGCAGATGGCGCTATCTGCCCTACTTGATAAAGAGCGGCTATATCGCAAGCGTATAAGCGGTAGTGAACAAGACGGTTATAAGATGGGTGTCCGAGCTTGTAAGAGCGCACTTTCCAACTTTAACCCAAACGGAAAAGACAAGAGAGGTGAAATCCATGAGTGATGAAGTTATGACAGCGCCCGAAGAACAGGCTCTCTTTCAGCTCTCCAACGGTCGTTACATCATGGACGAAGCTCAGTCCAGAGTGATGTTTCAGATTAAGGAAGCACAACCTGAGCATAGCCACCCGATAAGCGGCACGGGGTATTCGTGGGACGAGTCCGGCATGGCAGAGCTGTTCTCCGAGTGCTACAAGAATGATACCCGCTACTGCCCCGAAGCGAAAAGCTGGTTCACCTACTCCGAGGGTGCATGGAGAAAGGATACCGGCTCTCTGCTGGTAGCTGAGAAGATCAAAGAGTTCTGCCGCCTGATGGCTCTCTACTGCGGCGAGATTGCCAATGAAGAACGCCGTACCGAGTACATGAAGTTCATCGTGAAGATGGGCGACCGGCGTTTCCGTGACCGGCTGATGAAGGACGCTGCCAGTGTGCTTCCTATCGCTTCGGTGGAGTTTGACGCAAATCCCTACCTTATCAACTGCAAGAACGGCACTTTCGACCTCGAAAAGATGGAGTTCCGGGAGCATGACTGGCGTGACTTCCTGACCATGCAGACCAACTTCAACTACACCTTGCAGGACGCACGGTGCCGCCGCTGGGAGAAGTTCGTTGCGGAGGTTACTTGTAATGACGAAGACAAGGCCGACTATCTGCAAAAGGCGCTGGGGTACTCTATGCTGGGTATGGCGAACGAGGAATGTATGTTCATTCTCCACGGTAAAACCACCCGCAACGGTAAGTCTACCATGCTCTCGGCAATTCACCACCTTCTCGGTGACTATGCTTCCGTGTCCCCCGTGTCGATCATCTGCAAGGCGGAGCGGTCGAAGAACGCCGAAGCCGCTAACCCCATGCTGGCTTCTCTGAAAGGCAAGCGATTTGTCACGATGGCTGAGAGTAACCAGTATGGCAAGCTGGACGAGGAAACGATCAAGCAGCTCACGGGCGGCGAGGAAATCAAGGCTCGAAACCTCTACGAAACAGCAACGACCTTCCTGCCGCAGTTCACTCTTTGGCTCTCCTGCAACGATCTTCCCACCGTCAGTGATAAGTCCCTGTTCGCTTCCGACCGTGTGCGAGTGATCGAGTTCAATCGTCACTTCACCGAAGCGGAGCAAGACAAGAACCTGAAAAACGAGTTCCAGACACAGGAAGCTATGCAGGGCATTTTCGCTTGGCTGGTCGCCGGATACTTCAAGTACAAGCGGTTCGGTCTGAAAATGTCCCCTGCCATGCGGAAGGTGGTCAACCAGTACGAGCGTGACAACGATCTGTGCTTGCAGTTCCTCGAAGAACGCTGTGAGCAGGCCGAGGGAGTCAACACCCGCTCGAAGTCCCTGTTTGACGCTTACAAGATTTGGTGCAAGTCCAACGGGTACTTTGCCTGTTCCGCCAAACGGTTTAATGCCGACATGGAAACCCACCCTGAGTGGCACGGCGGCAAGGTCGTATATCAGGGCTACCCCGTCTACAAGAACCTCAGATTGAAAGGAGCGTCCTAATGAACCGTTCATGTAACTCTATCCTCTGCCGTTTCGGTATCCACACAGCAGACCCGTATGTTCACATTCAGGTCAGGTGTCGGAACGGTTCTCACCGTTGGCAGAGCAATTATGAAGTCTGTAAGCGGTGCGGCAAGCGCTTGAGAAAAATTCGCATTACAAAGGAGCGTCCATGATGAAGTGGAAAAGGATTAAGTGTTTCCTGACTGGTGGACACCGCCTGTACGATAAGAACCTTCAAACCATTCATGACACGAATGGGTATCACTTCGTCAACCATAGGTCTACAACTGGGACGGTGTAGAGAGCATTGTGGCAACAGCACTTATGCACGAGAATAAGGTGGTCATCAACGCCAACTGGTAGTTAGGTGACAAAGGTGATAAAGGTGAGTGTTTTTGCAAAGACTTTTTTCAAATTGGCGTGTTTTGAAAAATTGTTTTTCGTATTTTAGGTGAGTTAGGTGAGTAATCGGGCATAAATGCCTATAACTCTCTCTTATACGCGCGTATATAGAAATAGTTATAGGGAAATGCACCCGATTACTCACCTTTATCACCTTGGCAACTTTGAAAGGAGAAAACGACTATGGCAGATGAAATTGTGAAGAAACGCACTCGGCCTGATCGTAAGGAAGCCCTGAGCGTCCATACAGAGCCGGGTGACAATAGAAAATATCTGGAACATTCGATGGTCATGCTGGACTGGCCCGATGTGAATGTGAGAGAGCCTGAACAGGTCAAAGAGCGTATGGGTATGTACTTCGCTCTGTGCGCTCAGGACGATATGAAGCCCTCTGTTGCTGGTATGGCATTGGCTTTTGGGGTGGATAGAACGACTCTATGGAAATGGGCAAATGGAGTGGATAGTAAGACTTTGCCCCCGGAAAGCCGCAACCTCGTTAAAAAGGCGTATCAACTTTTGAACGCTCAGATGGAAAACTATATGCAGAACGGGAAGATCAATCCGGTCGCCGGTATCTTCCTGATGAAGAACAACATGGGCTATGCGGACAAGCAGGAGGTCGTTCTCACACCCAACCAGCAGCTCGGAGATCAGGTTCCTGCCGAGGACTTGGAGAAGAAGTATCTCGAAGATGTGGTGGGTGCGTCCAGCGACTATGACTCGGAGGACTGAGCGACTTTCACGACTTTTGCGACTATGGCTTACGACTATGCCGAGCGACTTTGCGACTTTCGCCCGAACGACTTTGCGACTTTCCGGCGAGGGTCTGCGACTTTGACAGAGCTGCCGATCTCCCCACGAGGTCGGCGGCTTTTCCTTTTTCCGGCTGATCGGCGGCGGGTTCTGCTGGGGCGGCGTGGGCGCTGCCGGGGTTCCGGCCTGATTGAAAAGCGGAAACATTTTTTCAGTCCTTTATATTGTATAGCTGCCGTATTTGCGAAAAATCTTGATTTTCTTTTATATTTACGCTTGACAAGTAAATGCAAATATGCTATCTTGTATTTACAGAAAGGCAGTAAATGCAAATGCACCTTGAAAATTAAATCCCCGTACATTTTCCCATGTAGGCCGGTGAAATAGGCTTTCAGCGTATCAAGGCCGAAAATGGGAAAACGGAACGGAATATATATTATGAAAGGTTGATTGTTATATGAAAAAGATTTTTGATTTACCCGTTTGCGGTTCTGACCGGGCAAAAAGTTTTTACGGAAAGGCAAAAATCATTGAAACGGACAACGGCGAAAAAGTTTTACAGTCCTACAATACTTTTGTTTGCCGCATCACGGCGGCGGGGCGGTTCGTTCGTATGTGGGGCGGCTATTCTGTTACCACAATGCGCCATGTAAATAGTTTTCTTTCGTTCTATGATATGAACGGCGGCGGGAAATCGTGGTGGGATATGCAGCCGGTAGAAACGGAAAAACCGAAAGCGGCGGATATGACCCCCGCCGAAAGTTTGAAAGCTATGTATAACCGCCGTGCAGCTAACAACATGAATTATTGAAAGGGGTGTAATAAATGAAATTCAAGACAACACAAAAGGAAATCCGGGCAAATTACAATAAAATTATTTGCGTTCCCTATTGTGGATTACAAAATCTTTTGAATTATGAAAGCCCGGTTGCGTACACAGTACGCCGTGAGGGGTGGGCGGCTGATATTTACGATATGGGCGGCGGGGTTGCCATTGTAACAGGTTATGCCCCATTCGGAAATGTTCGCCCGTCTTATGAATTGCGTGAACGGTATGAAACGCAAGCCGAAAAAATCCGCTATGATTATAGCCTTTCCTATGAACAACAGCGGGAAAGCCTGAAAAGCCTTGCAAGGGATTTTATAAAGGGGGTTTGCAATCATGAATAAGCGTGAATATTGCGAAAGCCGGGAAAGCATTGCATATTATAGCGGCTTGAATGGGCTTGAAATCAAGGGTATTGAACACGGTATAGATGATTTCATCTATTGCGTTTCCGGGGCGTGGGGCGGCGGTAAAGCGTTCCATCGGTGCAAGATACAGTACACCCGGAAAGGGGCGGCGTTTTTCCGGGTGCATGGGTATAGGGTTTCACTTGATGAATGTATTAGAATGGGGGTTTAATTATGAATTATATTTTCAAAACAACGGCCACAATGAAAGAATACAATCATAAAAAATGGTATATTGACGCTAATATCATTTCTGATATGCGTATAAATGCGGATAGCGTGAAAAATGCGCTTGAAATCTACCGGGAACGGGTGGAAGAAAAACACTATGTTAACATCTCCCGAAATGCCATTAAAAACAAGTCGGAAATGTTCGTTGATACGGACAACGGCGCAAAACAAGTTGGTTATGTTATCACGGGAAAAACAGAGTTTGACAAGGGCGATTATACCGGATACAGTACACAATATATTGATCTGTGGGTGACAATTCTAACCGTTACTAATACGGTATTTTAACGGGAGCGAAAGTGTGTATTTAATTCTTTTATTGCTTTTGCTGCCGGTGCAAATCCTGATTGAAATATTGAAATTGAATAAGTGAACGCCGCCCCGGTGCTATTCCGGGGCGGTTGTTTTTTGCGTTTTCCGGCCTGATTTGGGCAACGTGAATGGGTGACGGGGGCGGGGGATATGCCAGCGGCAGCGAGGGCGGGGTGAGCTGAAAAATACCCGCAAAAAAATAAAAAGGCTTATTTACACTTACATATTGACAATTACATTTACTTATGTTATCTTATATGCAAGAGGTGATCTTATGATGACATTCAAAAACGCAATCGGCTATATCCGAGTCTCCACCGAGCGACAGGCCGATGATGACAAATACGGTATCGAGGTCCAGAAGCAGGCCATTCTTCTTTACGCCAACGACAACGGCTATAACATCGTAGACTGGAAGGTCGATGAAATCAGTGGTGCGAAAGATGACCGTCCCGGCCTGAACGAAATCCTTTATGGGGACGATGTAAGCAATCCTCCCTATGAAGCGGTGATCGTATTCAAGAATGACCGTGTGGCTCGTGATACCAAGCTGTACTTCTACTACCTGTATGTGCTGGAAAAGAAGAACATCAAACTTCTGAGTACGCAGGAGAGCTTCACAGAGGGTAGTGAGTTTGCCAACATCTACCGTGCGCTGCTTCAATTCGTGGCAGAGCAGGAGAGAAAGAACATCGCTCTGCGAACTGGCAAGGGTCGTTCCATCAAGGCTTCCTGCGGTGGATACAGCGGTGGTCGCCGTCCTTACGGCTACAAGGTGGTTGATGGTGTTCTTACCATTGACGAGCAGGAAGCTCCTATCGTGAAGTTCATCTTCGAGAAACACGAGGACGGCGTTTCCATGCTGGGTATCACGGAGCTGCTGGAAAAGGCGGGATACCAGACCCGTTCCGGCAAGCGGTTTCAGGTGTCCACCATCAAGAGTATTCTCGGCAACCGTCCTCTGTACGAGGGTATGTATAAATACGGCGACATGAATTGGGTCAAGGGTGTTCATGAGCCGATTTTGAAGACGGAGTGTTAAATAAATATGAAAGATCTTTATGGACTTCGCAGTGAAGACATAGATATGCTCAAACAGGCAGGTTACGGTGATGACATATTCTATGTTGGAAATTATGGAATATCCGATGTAACCGGAGAGCAACTTTTCTTTATTTCGTTCTATACTTCCGAGCAAAAGAATAAAGCCTATAAATATCTTTATGAAAGTAAATGAGGGGTAAGAAAGGTTGGGTGAAATGAAAAAGATGGCGTGGCTGATAGGGCTGGCGGTTATCGTGGTCTTCTTTCTGGTCGGGTGTTCTAAGAAGGACTCGGCTGAACCTGTTGCGTGGGACTCGGCTCTTTCCGAAGCCGGGTTTACCGATGACGAGATCGCAAGCTATCAGGAAGTGTTTGACACCGTAGGGGTGACTGATTTCCACGATGTTTCTATCGTAGATAATGACCCGATGACCGTGATTTGTGGTAAAATTTATGACAGCGAGGATTTACAGTTCAACGTGACGTTGGAAAACCACCAAATCATTTATGTGGAGCTTGCCGGTATTCCCGATACGAAAGCGGAAGCCTATCTGAATTGGCGTGGCAAAGTGAAATGGAAGACAGTGGACACGAAAAAAGCAGTCGAGCTGTATTCTGACACCGAGGGCGGCTATTTAGGGGTTCTGGATTGGGACAATAAGACGATTTCGGAGTATGAGGGCTGACACCATGAGATTTTTTCTCAATGTAATCGGATATTTCCTGATAATCAGTTCTATTTTGCTGATTCTGGCGTTTGTGATACCGAAAATTCTATAATCGGCTTCTGCAAGGGCAGGAGTGACAGCCATAACGGGCTATCTGTGTAGAAATGCACAGGTAGCTCGTTTTTTGTTGGAAAGGAAATGCACATGAATTATGAAAAACTCTCCGGCTCTATCCGAGCCGTGATCGACCGCCGACCGGGAGATAATGGAGCGTACAGTGACCTCTTTTCTCTGTGCCGGGAGTGGGAAACCGAGGATTTCTCGGCGGCACATAAGGTAAACAAGGAATTGCTGGCACTCTCCGCAGATCAGGTAGTCCGGGGCGGCGGGGCGAAGTTCTATGAACAGTGGCGGCGGTGTCTTCTCTTTGAAGCACCCCATGATTTTGACTCCTTCATGACTTATATCGAACTCGACCGCAAGCCGGAAAAGCGGTTTTATGCCCCCCGCAAGCACTATCTCAGACCGATGGTGCAGGGGTTTCAAGATGTTCTGGACGGGAAGTTGCGCCTTTTGACGATCTCCATGCCGAAACGGGCGGGAAAATCTCAAACGGGTATCAATTTTGTGAATATGCTCTCCGGGAAGTTCCCTGATCGCTCGACCCTGATGGAAGGGACAGGCGATGACCTTGTAAAGAGTTTCTACAATGGTTGTCTGGAATACCTGACGGTTCCCAACGAGTACCTGTTCTACGATGTATTCCCGGACGCACGGCTGGTACAGACCAACGCCGACACGAAGACGGTGAACCTGAAAAGCAAGTCCCGTTTCCCCACCATCATGTGTCGTTCCATTGACGCTCGACAGGTGGGCTTGTCCGAAGCCACCAATGTCCTCTATCTCGATGACTGCGTAGAGGGTCGTGAGGAAGCGAAGAACCGCCAGCGGCTTGATGACAAGTGGGAAGTGATCTCCGGCGATATTATGGGTCGTGCCATTGAAGGTACGCCGATGGTCTTTACCGGTACTCGCTATTCCCTGTATGACCCCATCGGTCGTGTGCAGGAACACGCACAGCGGGAGGGGTGGGCTTGGAGAGCGATTGAGATACCCGCCCTCGATCTTGTGACGGACGAGAGCAATTACGAATACGAGCGGGAGGGCAAAAAGGTATTCACCACCGCCTACTTCCGGGAGCAGCGGGAGCTTCTGAGCGCAGAGCAGTTTGAGTCTGAGTTCCAGCAACAGCCCTTTGAAGCGAAGGGGCTTCTGTTCAACAAGGACGAGCTGAACTATTTCTTCGAGCTTCCTGCTGACCGTGAACCCGATACGACCATCGCCGTTGGCGATACGGCAGAAAGCGGCTCGGACTCGACCTCTATGCCGGTGGCGAAGATTTACGGCAGCGATGTGTATATCGTTGATGTGGTCTTTGATGACTCCCCCGCTGAGGTGACGAAACCGGAATGTGCCAAGTGCCTGATCGAGAACAAGGCGGCTTCCGCCGTCTTTGAGTCCAACAACGCCGGTCAATATTATGCCCGTGATGTTGACCAGATCATTCGAGATCGTGGGTACTCGGTGGGTATCCGCACGAAGCGCACGATCTCCAACAAGCAGACCCGTATTGAGTTTGCTTCCGACAACATCAAGAAAAACTTCTACTTCAAGCACCCTTCCACCTACAAGCGGGGCAGTCAGTATTGGAACTTCATGAAGGAAGTGACCACCTACACCCGCTCCGGCAAGGTTCCGCACGATGACGCTCCTGACTCCCTCTCCCTATTGGAGAACGAAATCCGTATGCTGTCCGGGGGCAAGGTTGAGGTTTTCAAACGGCCTATTTGAGTCCTTTACTTTCGTTGTGGCGAATGGTATAATTAAGAGTTTACTATTGACAAGCATTGGAGAGTTTGATACAATGATAAGAGAGAAAATAGGTAGAGGGGAGGTATTCTGTCTTGGGCTGTTTCGGTCGTAAGAAAATCTTTACCGATGTGACGGAAGTCACACGGGACAATGTTCTGAATGTGCTGAGAAAGGCACTTATCACACATTGGTCGAACAAAGCGGATATGGAATATCTCTATGCCTACTACAAAGGCAGACAGCCGATTTTGAACCGTAAAAAGGAAGTCCGCCCTGAAATTCAAAACAATGTGGTCGAGAACCGTGCCAATGAGATTGTGTCCTTCAAGGTCGGCTATCTGATGGGGGAACCCATTCAGTATGTCAGCCGAAGCGATGATAAGATGGTTGCCGACAAGATCACCACTCTGAACGGTTACTGTCTTTCCGAGGATAAGGCGGCAAAGGATAAAGAACTGGCGGATTGGTTTCACATCTGTGGTACGGCATACCGCATGGTGCTTCCTGACAGCGTGTTTGAGAAGGAAAGCGATGAAGCTCCCTTCGAGATTTACACCCTCGACCCTCGGTTTGCTTTCGTGGTGTATGCCAATTCCATCGGCGAACCGCCCGTAATGGGTGTGAAGTACATTCAGCGGTCGGACGGTGTAGTGGTTTACAGCATTTATACGAAAGACCGCTATTTCGAGGTTGAAAACCAGAGTATGATCGTCCGGGAAGAAGCCCAGTCGCTCGGTATTCCCATTATCGAATACCCGGCGAACAACGCTCGGTTGGGTGCTTTCGAGATCGTCCTTCCCTTGCTGGACGCTATCAATACGGTAGACAGCAACCGTCTTGACGGTGTAGAACAGTTTGTTCAGGCGCTCATGCTGTTTCACAATGTTGACATTTCCGGTGATGATTTCTCCAAGCTGCGGGACGAGGGTGCGCTCAAGTTCAAGGACATTGACCCGCAGTATAAAGCGGAGATCAAGTATCTGACCTCCGAATTGAACCAGAGCCAGACACAAACGCTGGTCGATCACCTCTATAACACGGTGCTGACGATTTGCGGTATGCCGAACCGCAACGGTGGTTCTTCTACCAGTGATACCGGCTCTGCGGTCATCATGCGTGACGGTTGGTCGGCAGCGGAAGCCAGAGCTAAGGACTCCGAGCTGATGTTCAAGCTCTCCGAAAAAGAGTTCTTGAAGCTGGTTCTGCATATCTGTTCCGATTTGAGTGATCTGGAATTGAAGCTGTCGAACGTGGAGGTTCGCTTTACTCGCCGTAATTATGAAAATATTGCTCAGAAAGCGACCGTATTGACCACTATGCTCAGTAATCCCAAGATTGCTCCCGTTCTGGCCTTTACTCATTGCGGTATGTTCTCCGACCCGCAGCTTGCCTACCGTATGAGCATGGATTATGCTGAGGAACAGGAGAAAAAGGCCGCTGAACTCGCCGCCAAGCAAAAGGAGGTTCATTCTGATGGAGAAGGAAATCCGCCTGACCCCGGAAGTGGTCAGGAAGATTGAGGAAATCTTGACTACGGGAAAGACCGTTGAGATCGCCGAGCGGCACGAGAAAGTGGTTGTTTGGGCGGTCAGCAGCAAAAAGAAATATGAACAGCCTATCGCATAGGCGGTAGGGACAGCCATTACGGGCTACTGATACCGAAAAGGTATTGGTAGCCCTTTTTCTTTTGGTTTAATCGCCGTAAGGCGTTGAATAGGCAGAGAAGCCTTAAATCACAAAACGGAGAGAACCGTAAACACAAAGGTATAGTGCGGAGATGCACTCTAAAAAGCGCAGAAAGGAACGATTGTATGGCAAAGATTGATGTTTCCACTATTGAGGGCTTTGCAGATATGACCGCAGAGCAGAAAGCGGAAGCCCTCGCAAACTACGAGTTTCCCGACCCTGATTATACCGGCTATGTGAAAAAAGATGTCTTTGACAAGACTGCTTCCGAGCTTGCGTCTTGGAAGAAAAAGCACAATGAGCTGCTTTCTGAGGAAGAACGCAAGAAGCTGGAAAATGAGCAGATGTTCGAGGAAATGAAGAACAAGCTGGCGGGGCTGGAAAAGGAGAAGACCGTTTCCAGTTACAAGGCGAGTTTCGCCGCACAGGGTTATCCTGAGCCGCTGGCGACCGAAGCCGCTACCGCTATGGCGAACGGTGAGATGGATAAGGTCTTTGCCGCACAGAAGACGTTTCTGGAACAGTATGAGAAAGATGTAAAAGCCAAGGTTCTGAAAGAAACCCCCAAGCCCCCTGCCGGTGGCAAGGGCGGCGAGATGACCAAGGCTGATTTTCTGAAACTCGACACCAAAGCCCAGTTGGAGTTCATCAAGGAACATTCTGACTGGCAGACAATTTTGAAGTAATTATGGAGGTAAAACATTATGGCTACCTATCTCGGTTTTCCGTTTGACCCTGAGCTGTTTAACTACAACTGGGCAAACGCAAAAGACCCCACCCTGACCGCTATGTTTGAGAGCGGCGCTGTCGCTCCGAACGCAGAGCTGGCACGGCTGATCGCTAACGGCTCTGACTTCTACACCCTGCCCTTCTACAAGATCATCGGCGGCACTCCTGAGAACTACGATGGCGCAACCGACATTACCCTGACCGACCCCGCTGGCGGTGCTCAGAATGGTATCGTGTTCGGTCGTGCGCACGGCTGGAAGGAGAAGGATTTCATCGTTGATTACAACAGCGGTGCCGACCCCATGCAGCAGATCGTGTCTCAGGTGTCTAAGTATTGGCAGAAGCAGCGTCAGTCCATCATGCTGAAAATCCTCAATGCGGTCTTCGGCGTGACCGGCAGCGGTGAGTTTACCGATTGGGCGAACCACACCACCGACCTGTCTTCCGCTTCTACCACCGTTGCGGACGCTAACAAGATGGGCGCTACCACCATCGGTGACGCTATCCAGAAGGCCGTGGGCGACAATCAGGACGCTTTCCAGCTTGTGTTTATGCACAGCAAGGTCGCCACGAACATGGCTGGCCTGAAACTGCTGGAATTTCTCAAGTACACGGACGCAAACGGCGTGGAGCGCCCTCTGCGTATCGGCACGGTGAACGGCATGACCGTGATCGTGGACGATGGCTGTCCCACCACCGCAGCGGATACTTCCAAGGCGGCGACCTACACCACCTACGTTCTTGGTCTGGGCGCTATCCAGTACGCTCCCGCACCTGTGAAGGTTCCTTCCGAGCTGACCCGTGACGCTCTCAAGGGCGGCGGCTATGACGCTCTGGTGACTCGTATCCGTGAAACCCTGCACCCCAACGGTTTCAGCTTCACCAAGCCCACCAGCGGCTACACCGCTTCCCCCACGGACGCTCAGCTTGCGGCTTCCGCCAACTGGTCTATCGTGGCTGACCCCAAGACCATTGCTCTGGCGAAGATCATCACCAACGGCTAAGGAGGTTCACCATGTTCTATGTTTCTGACGGAAAAGTGTATGTGAGGGAGGGAGATCACTTCTGTAACGTAGGCTTTACCGCAAAGGACAAGGTGATTACTCGGCGTGAACTGGAAAGTACCTCTGTGGTGATGGGTACGGTGGTTGTTGATACCCTCGACAACCCCGTAGCCCTCACCCGTGAGGAAATCATTACCAAGTTCAATCTGTCCGAGAAAAATCCCATCCCCGTTATCAAGAAGTCCCGCAAGAAGTCCGAAGAACCCGCTGAATGACAGGAGGTGGAAAGCATGACGGACGCTGAGAAGTTGAAAATGGTGAAAGCCATGACCGGCGAGACAGACGAGGACACGCTTTCCACCTACCTTTCTATCGCCGGAAACAAGGTGTGCCGCAAGGCATATCCCTTTGACCCCGCCGTGACCGCTGTTCCTGACCAGTACGCTCACATTCAGGTAGAGGTTGCCGTGTATCTGCTGAACAAGCGGGGAGCCGAAGGGCAGACCGCTCACAGTGAGAACGGTATCTCCCGCTCCTATGAAGACGGTGATGTGCCGCCTACGCTGCTGAGGGACATTGTTCCCTTTGCCGCTGTGATGGGAGGTTGAGTGCATGAGAACGCTGAACCGCAACAAATCGCCCTTCTGGTATCTGCTGTATGACCACAAGGGGCCTGCAAAGGACGAGTACGGCAACGAAACCGGTGAGGAACTGGTGGTTTACAAGCCTGCCGTGGCGATGAACGCCAATATCTCGGCGGCGACCGGTTCCGCTCAGGTGGAGCAGTTCGGTAATTTCGCAGGGTACGACAAGGTGATCGTCACCGATGACCTGAGCTGCCCCATTGACGAGAATACCGTGCTGTTCATTGACAAGGAGCCGCAGTATGACGAGGACGGGAAACCGCTCTACGATTACATGGTCAAGCGGGTCGCCAAGTCCCTTAATTCCATTTCCTATGCGGTCAGTAAGGTGACAGTATCGTGAGTCAGACGATCGATATTCCGCTCTCCGGGAGAGGGATTGAGCGGCTGATACGGGAAGCCGAGAACCGAAAGAATTGGCTTCAAGAGCGGACTGCGGTCTTTCTTGACCGGGTGGCGCAGGAGGGCATGGAGAGAGCTTCTGTCAAGTTCTCGCAGGCCGTTTATGACGGCACGAACGATGTTTCCGTGACGGTGGAACTCCGTGGGAACAATGTCCGAGCGGTTGTGGCGACAGGCGGGGCTACCCTGTTTATCGAGTTCGGTACAGGCGTGACCTACCCGGGCGATCACCCGGAAGCAGGAGAACTCGGCATGAAGCGTGGCGAATACGGTCAGGGTCACGGCAAGCAGCACTCTTGGGGCTATTACGGCGACCCCGGCACGAACGGAGTGCTGAAAGAAAAGAAGAACGGCGGGTTCGTGGTCATCACTCACGGCAATCCCGCCAATATGCCGATGTATGAAACGGTAAAGGAGCTGCAAGACCGGCTCACGGAAATTGCGAAGGAGGTATTTTCATGATTGATGTGGAGAGTCAAATCTACACGCCGATTGCGGAAGCCCTGAGAGCGCAGTTTCCCGGTATCTTGGTCAGCGGTGAGTATGTCAATGCTCCTACCCGTTTCCCCTATGTGAGCTTGGTGGAGCAGGATAACTACACCACGGAAGCTCACATGGACAGCGGCGATACGGAGAGGTTCGCTACGCTGATGTACGAGGTGAATGTCTACTCCGACAAGGCAGGCGGTAAGAAATCCGTTTGCCGAAAAATCATGAGGTTTGTGGACGATCTCATGTACGCCAAGAATTTCCGGCGTACTTCTCTGTCCCCGGTTCCCAATTTGGAGAACGCAACGATTTACCGTCTGGTTGCCCGATACAAGGCTGAAACGGACGGAACCACTCTTTATAGGAGGTAAATGAAATGGCTATTTCCACCTACAAGGTTTTTCTGATGAAGAAAGCCGACACTGGTGAACAGTGGAGCAAGCTGATCGACATTAAGGAGTTTCCTGACCTCGGCGGTGAACCCGAAATGCTGGAAACCACCACCCTGAGCGACAATATGCAGACCTACATCGCCGGTATCCAGTCCCTCGATGGTTTGTCCTTCACCGCCAACTACACGCTGGCTGATTTCCAGACCCTCAAGGCTTTGGAAGGCAAGAAGGTCAGCTATGCGGTCTGGTTTGGCGGCACGGAGAACGCCGGTGTAGTCACTCCCGATGGCTCTAACGGTAAGTTCTCCTTTGACGGTGAGCTGTCCGTGTATCCCGTGGGCGGCGGCGTGAACGAAGTGGTGAACATGAACATCACCATCGCTCCTTCCACTCCCATCACTTTCTCCGCAACCTAAAACACCAACAATCGCCGTATTGATAAGGAGGATTTATCATGGCAAAGCAGTTGACGATCAATGACCCTACTACCGGCGTGACCTACACGCTGGAATACACCCGCAAGACCGTTGAAGCAATGGAGAAGAACGGCTTTGTTGCCGCCGATGTGGAGCGCAAGCCTATGACTCTGCTTCCGGCTCTGTTTGCCGGTGCGTTCCTCGCCCATCATCGGTTCGTAAAGCGTGATGTGATCGACAGCATTTACGCTCGTATGAACCACAAGGACGAGCTGATTGCCGCTCTGGTAGAGATGTATAACGACCCCCTGCTGAGTCTGCTGGACGAGCCTGAGCAGGAGGGCAACGAGGGAAACCTGAGCTGGAAGACCGGCTGGTAAGCGACCGATCTTCCAGAAGTGAGGGGGGCGGCGGCGACCATCGCCCCGCTCCCCTTCTCGCTTACACGCCAAAGTTTTATGAGGTTTTTCCGTACTATCTTTCCATCGGCATGACCTATGAGCAGTTTTGGGAACAGGACTGCGAATTGGTGAAGTATTACCGAAAGGCGGCGCAGATCAGGCAAGACCTGAGAAATCAAGACGCTTGGCTCCAAGGAGCTTATTTTTACGAAGCTCTTATTGACGCTGCCCCGGTTCTTCGTGCTTTCGCCAAGAAGGGAACCAAGCCCACGCCGTATCGGGAAAGCCCCTATGAGTTGTTTAGTCGGCAGGACAAGAAACAGCAGAAGCAGCTTCAAAAAAAACACGATGACCAAGCCAAGGCATACATGGAAGCCTTTATGGTGTCGGTCAATAAGAAATTTCAAGAGAAAGGTGGTGGCGTAAGTGGCTGGCAATGTGGAAATTCAGGGGTTGGAGTTTCAGATCGTCAATGACAGTACGCAGGCGGTCGCAGGGCTTCAAAACCTGATTAACACGCTCAATCGTTTGAAAACCGCTACCAACGGCGGCGCAACGGGTCTGAGCAAGACCGCTCAGGGTATTCGGGAGCTTTCCAATTCTCTGAAAGGCTTGAACAGCGGTGACGCTTCGCAGAAGATCACCCGGCTTACCAATGCGCTGACCGCTCTGAGTCAGGTTGGAAATGTGAAGATTTCTTCCTCCATCGCCAACCAGCTCACGGCAATCAACACCGCTCTCGCTGGCCTGAAATGGACGGACGGCGACAAGCTGACTTCCCTTGCCAACGGTTTACGCCCTCTCTCCGAGTTGGGTAAGGCTAATATGACCACCTTTATCAATCAGCTCTCCAAGCTGCCGAAGGTGATCGAGGATTTGGAAGCGGCGGACATTGACAAGTTCACACAGCAGATGACCGCTCTTGCCGCCGCCATGAAGCCTTTTGCCGATGAAATGCAGAAGGTGTCCAACGGCTTCTCGGCGTTTCCGTCCAAAATTCAAAAGCTGATTACCAGCACGGAGAAATACAACGCTTCTGCCCGTAACGCAACCTTCACTACCGGAAAGTTCACGAGCGGATTGAAAGCGTTGAATGTCGCCGCTGTTGCAATCACTTTCCGCAAAATCGGTCATTTCATCGCACAGGCGGTCACGGAGTCCAACAAATACCAAGAAGATCTGAACCTGTTCACGGTTGCCTTGGGGCAGTACGCCGCCGAAGCTCAGAACTACGCTGAAAAGGTATCCGATGTTATGGGTATTGACCCGGCACAGTGGCTCCGCAATCAGGGTGTTTTTAACACGCTGCTGACCGGCTTCGGTGATACGGCAGAACGAGCGCAGCTCATGAGCCAAAACCTGACACAGCTCGGCTACGATATTTCGTCCTTCTTCAATATTTCCATTGAAGACGCTATGCAGAAGTTACAGTCCGGTATTTCCGGCGAGTTGGAACCTCTGCGACGCTTGGGCTACGATTTGTCGCAGGCACGGTTGGAGCAGACCGCTTTGAACCTTGGTATCAAGGAAAGCGTTGCAAACATGACGCAGGCAGAAAAGGCCGAGTTGAGATACTACGCCATTATGACTCAGGTAACGACCGCTCAGGGCGACATGGCGAGAACGCTGGAAGCTCCCGCAAACCAGCTTCGTATCTTGCAGGCACAGCTCACACAGGCCGCACGAGCTATCGGTAACATCTTCATTCCCGCACTGAACGCAATTCTTCCCTATGCAATCGCTGTTGTTCAGGTCATTCGAGAGATCGCCAATGCCCTTGCCAATCTTGCAGGGTTCAAGCTAACCGATGTGGACTATTCGGGAGTGAATAGCGCTGCGGTCGGAGCCGGGTCTTTGGCTGATAATCTCGATGACGCTGCCGGTGCTGCCAAGAAGCTGAAACAGTACACCGCAGGCTTTGACGAGCTGAATGTCTTTGCCCCTAACACGGGAAGCGGTTCCGGGGCGGGTGCTGGTGGCGCAGGCGGATTTGATTTCGATTTGCCTACCTACGATTTCCTTGGTGACGCTGTGCAGACCCGTATCGGTGAAATCAAGAAAATGATCGAAGACACTCTCGCAGAGATCACCACGATTGTTTCCGGCTTTATGCTGGCGGTAGGTGCAATTCTGGTCGTAACCGGTGTGAATATTCCGCTGGGTGTCGGCCTGATGGCGGCTGGTGCGGTCGGCCTTGCGGCTACCGTTGGGCTGAATTGGACGGCTATGAGTAGCGAACTGGCAAGTACGCTGGCTCTCATTACGGGTGTTGTCGGCGGCTTCCTACTGGCGCTTGGTGCGATTATGGCGTTCTCCGGGGCGAACCTTCCTCTTGGTATCGCTTTGATGGCCTTGGGCGGCGCAAGCCTTGTAACTGCCACTGTTATCAACTGGCATAACAGCGACCGGCACCTCACTGACGCTTTGACCACCTTAACGGGAGTTCTGGCGGGTGCTTCTCTGGCGGTAGGCGCTATGTTGGCTTTCACCGGGGTTGCAACCGGGCTGGGTATTGCGCTGATGGCTGTTGGTGCTGTCACGCTTGTATCTGCCGCAGCTCTGAACTGGAACAGTATCCCGGACGCTCTGGCTTCTCCCTTGTCCAGAGTAGGATTGCTGGTCAGCGGAGCAACCTTGGCGCTCGGCGCTATCCTCGCTTTCTCCGGGTGTATGCCCCTCGGTATTGCGCTGATGGCTATTGGCGCTACTTCTCTGGTTTCCGTAATGGCTCTCAACTGGAATGGCCTGAGTGATGAAATCCAGAATGTGATTGCCATTATTACCACGGTTGTATCTGTGGCGTTCCTCGCTATCGGTGCGGCGCTGGCGTTCTCCGGGGCGAATATCCCGTTGGGTCTGGCTCTGCTGGCGGCGGGTGCGGTCACAATGGGTACGGCTATCATGCCGAACTGGAATGACCTCTCCGACAATGTTCAGCAGAAGATCAGCATGATTACCACCGTTGTCGGCGGCGCTCTCTTGGCGGTCGGCGCTATCCTTGCTCTGAGCGGGGTCGCCCTTCCTCTCGGTCTTGGCCTGATGGCGGCTGGCGCATTAAGCCTTGGTGCCGTTGCTACCCTGAATTGGGATTTTGTTGTTAATTCCATTAAGAAGGTTGTATCGGTCATCACGGGTATTCTCAGCGGCGCATTGATCGTTCTCGGTGTCCTGCTGTGCCTGAGCGGTGCGGGTGTTGGCCTTGGTCTGGCGGTACTGGCGGCGGGTCTGTCCCTGTCTTATGCGGCATGGACACTGGACGATAACCCGATCACTCGGTTCGTCCGGCAGATGGCAAACTCCATCATTGGACTTGTGAACGGTGTCATTGACGCAATCAATGATATGTTCCACATCCAGTTCAACGGCCTGTCCGTTATGGGTATCACGCTTATTCCTGCGTTTGATATTCGATTGGTGGATATTCCGCACATTCCGTTCTTTGAAGACGGCGGTTTCCCGAATGAAGGGCAGCTCTTTATCGCCCGTGAAGCGGGTGCGGAAATGGTTGGTGCGATGGGTCGCAGAACGGCGGTTGCCAACAATGACCAGATTGTTGAGGGTATCTCCGCTGGTGTATCCGTTGCCAACGATGGCGTAATCGCCGCCATTTACGCTCTGCTGAATGTGGTAGAGGAAAAGGATTTCTCCGTGAATATCGGTGACAATCAGATCGGTGAGTCTTATGACCGTTATAACCGAGCCAGAGGTGTTCGTGTGAATACCGGCGCTTTCAGTAATGCCTACTAAGGAGGGCTGGGGAAATGCAGAGTTTTATCACAATCAATGGTACAAAGTTTCCTCAGCCCCGCAGGGGCTTGGAGCTGCTGTCTGCCACTATCGTAGACTCTGCCAGAAACGCAAATGGCGTTGTGGTGGGTCAGAAGGTAGGCAGAGATCAACAGAAGCTCAACAACCTCTTTTGGGGGTATCTGACGGCGGAACAGTGGTCTGCCATGTTGCAGATTTTTGACAAGAATTTCTTTGTGACGGTCACTTATCCTGACATGGTAAACAACCGCTGGACAACCCGAAAGATGTACCCCGGCGACCGCACGGCGACCCCGTACCATCTTGACCCGAATACGGGGCTTCCTGCGGACTACATCAACTGCAAAGTCAACATCATTGACTGCGGCGAACCGTTCTAAGGAGGTGTAGCCGTGAAACAGGTAAGCAACGCTTACAAGCTGTCGATGAAGTCTTTGCTCCGTGAGCAGTCCTTTGTGGAGATCACCTTCTCTCAGGTGGACACGGCAGCGGCAACAGACGGTAATTGGGTCAGCAACGGGGCACAGAGCTATTCTGAGTTCGACACGCTGGACTACGGATATGATTATCAGGAGTCCTATGCAGCGTTGGAGCTGAACCGGTGGGCGCTGGACGGGAATACGATTATCGTTCCTTCTTCCGGGACGATGTATGACGGCTTTGTTTCGAGTCACATGAGTAATGCTGAGGGCAAGTTCACCACCCCTGCGGTGCTGACCCGTGCTTTCAGCAATCCTCATACCTTCCCCGGTATTACTCTGACTTTTGACACCCGCTATCAGGAATGGCCTGATACCGTGACGGTTGATTTCTACTTGAATGGAGCGGTGCTGGAAAGTCTGACCCTTCCCGTAGAGGGAACAGAGTTGGTAATCAACACAAAGGTCGCTTCTTGTGACAAGATCGTGTTGACGATGGGGAACACCCTCCCGTACCGCCGACCTCGGTTGCAACAGGTTCTCTACGGTGTGCAGAAGAAATTTGGAAATGATGACATTGTTTCCATCAAGGAGTCTCACGATGTAGACCCGCTCTCCCGCAGACTGCCGCAGGAAACCATGCAGTTCGTTCTTTTAGACTACGAACACAATTATGACCCGGATAACCCGAAAGGCATTTATGCCTATCTGGATAAGAAGTCACCGATTTCTCTCCGATACGGTTATATGCTTCCCACGGGCAAGGTCGAGTGGCTGAAAGCGGACAAGTATGTGCTGAATAGCAAACCGAAAGCCGCCAAAAATCAGGCCACCTTCACAGGGACAGGTCTGGTTGGAAGTCTGACCGGAACCTTCTACAAGAGTAAGCTCGGTTCCAAAAACTTCTATGACATGGCTGAGGAAGTGCTTTTGGACGCAGACCTGACGCTGACAGCGCAAGGTACACACCCGTGGGTGATTGACCCAACCTTGAAGCAGATGTTCACTACGGCGGCACTCCCCATTGACTCGCACATGAACTGTCTGCAACTGATCGCTCACGCCTGCCGCTGCCGCCTGTTTACAGACGATGACAATATCATTCACATCAAGCCTTTTGGCGTGACTGTGGTTGGTATTTACAGCGGCGTATGGGCGGATAACGGTCATCTATGGTACAGCGAGTGGGATACCGTTGATCGTGGCAATAAGGCTGGTAACACCTATGCGGCTTTGGAACTGAACCGCTGGACACTGGACGGTGGAGATCAGGTCATTGTCGAAGACACCGACCCCTCCGGTCGAGGGTTTATCAGCGAAGCGATGACTGCGGCAGATGGCACTTATGCCACAAAGCCGACCTTCACCAAGACCTTTGATGTTTCTCACGACCTTCCCGTGTTGGCTCTCCGCTTTGATACCTCCTTAGACGAGTATCCCACCTCTATTCAAGTGAAGTATTACGCCGGGACGAAGCTGCTGGACACGCAGACCGTGAAGGGTATCACTTCTGCGGAGGTGTTTGTCAACAGCGAAGCAGCGATTGACTGCACCAAAATTGAGGTAACGATGGACGGTGGTCTGCCGTATCGCCGTATGCGGGTGAGCAAGCTCTACTACCGTGAAACGGACTTCACGCTGGACTTTGACTCGATTGACAAGGACTCCCAGTCCATCGCAAAGATCGACCAGCTCAAAGCGGTGTCTGTCGCTAAGTATGCGTACACGGCGGCAAATGACACTACCAAACTTTTTGAGGGAACGACCACCGAAACTCAGCTTCATGTCGAGTTCTCTGGTCTTGCGCAAGATGTTTCTATCTCTGTTTCTGGCGGTTCGTTGGTATCCTCCAACATTTACGCCAGAGCTGCGGATTTGGTGTTATCCTCCGGCACTAAAACCGTAGTTGTTACCGGCAAAACTCTGTCTGAGAACTCGGTGGTCGTTTCCTATCCCGTAGCTCTCGATGGAGAAATCGACAAGGAGGAAAACCCCCTTATCACCAACGATACGATGTGCGCCGCTCTTGCCGATCAGGTGAAAAAGTATCTGCAAATGCAGAACACCTATCAGACAAAGTACCGTGGCAATCCTGAGTTGGAAGTGGGCGATGTGATTGGCTTGCAGACGCTCTACACCGATGAAATGGACGCATTGATCTTGGTGGACGAGATCACATTTAACGGCTCTCTGAGCGGAAAGTTGAAGGTGAAAGGTCTGATATGAGTATTATTGATAATCTCGTCTACGACCGCACACAGGCCGATGTAGACAGGGTTTTTACCCTGAAAAACAAAATCCTCACGGAAGGGCTTTCGAGCCTTTCCGCTGAGGAAAAGTCTGAGTACATGGCTGGTATGAAGGGTGCCTACAATTACGGGGACATGAACCGTGTGGGACAGGCGGTCGCATATATCGCCAACCGCATGACTTCTCTCCCCGGACAGTTGGCGGCATACCGAGCGGAGAAAGGAGTCGCTGATGACCCGATCTATGAAGTTCCGTATGACCCTTCCTCGGTGGTGGTTGCGGCAAAGACGAATTGGGCGATGGGTGATACGCCCACCCAATCTCTCGTGAAAGCCTACTTAAACAACCTGACGGTTCTCCGAAAGCAGCTCACGCTTTCCCCGGACGCACCGCAGGTTCCGAGCAGTCTGGACAATCTCACTTTTTCCACGGCAAACAACATTGAATATCTCCTGTATGTCATCGACACAACGCTGACCGAGGTGGAAACCGAGCTGTATTCCAAGATCGACCGCACGGTGGACGCTTTCGCCTATGTTGGTCTGTATAACTGCGGAGAGTAAGGAGGAAATTTCATGAAAGATACTGTCATTAAGGGCAACGGTAAGTCCCGTTCTATCAAGGCTCCTACCGATATGCCTGCAACCTTCGAGGAATGGCGCACACAGCTTCTCGCCGGAACCGCCACCCTCGACATCGGTCTGAACGCCGCAGGCTGTGATGTGGTCGGAACCACCATGAGCAAGGCAAATCTGCTGTCCGACACCACCAAGTCGGCACTGGAACTGAGCGGCAGCGACCCTACGGTGAATGACGCTCTGTATGCTCTGAGCCAGAAGGGTTCTCCCGCAGAGGTGCGTGTCATCGCTGATACAGGCTCGACCGTCACCATGAGCAGGGGCGGTAAAACTCTGACCGGCAAGGTTGCTTCGACCGGCTATGCCACCCTGTATCCTACCGAATTGGGTGACTGGACTATCGTGTTTACTTATAACGGTTCTCAGAAAACCAAGGTTTACACGCTGGAAGTCATCGGTATCGTGTATGTCTATCCCTTTGTGGTTGGTGCTACGCTGGAAGCTACCTCTTGGGACAACATCGCTGCTGTTTCCAAGTTCGGTCAGGCTCCGAACTACTGGAAGGTCGGTGACAGGAAGAATATCACCGTCAACGGTGTGACCTATGCGGCGCAGATCATCGGCTTTGACCACGATACTCTGACCACCGCAGACGGTAGCCGTACTAAGGCTGGTATTACCTTCCAGTTGGTCGATTGTTTGAACACGGCCTATTCCATGAACGGCTCCAATACCAATGTGAACGGCTGGCGTGGTTCCACTATGCGTACCTCCACAATGGCAACACTACTGAACCAGCTTTCCTCTGACCTGAAAAGTGTGTTGAAGTTCGTCAACAAAGTGACCAGCGTAGGTAACAGCAGTTCCGGTCTGGAAACCACTTCCGACAAGCTGTTCCTTCTGTCCGAGATCGAAGTCTTTGGCGCTACTCAGTATTCTTACGCCGGTGAGGGTAAGCAATACGAGTATTACACCGCTGGCAACAGCACCATTAAGAAGGTCAATGGTTCTGCGAGCGCCTGGTGGGAGCGTTCTCCTCGTTCCGGCAGCACCGGCAGTTTCTGTATTGTGTACAACGGCGGCACCGCCGGCAATACCGGCGCCAGCTTCTCCTGTGGCGTGTCCTTCGGCTTCTGCGTTTAATCCCCGGTTTCATCAACACCAATCCCGCCCCGTAAGGGGCGGTGTAAGAAAGGAATGTTGGCGTGTCAGTCATCAAAGCTATGCGTGGCGAAAGCTCCATGCAGTTCATCGAAACCGCCAGACGGTTAGAGCTTCACGCTTTTTCCGTTTGCACCAAGGCTCCTAAGAGATACGCACCTCTGCTGACAAACCGTATCTTCGAGCTGGCTTCCACGGTTCACGAGGAAGTCCGAGCGGCGAACAACATCTACCCGCACAATCAGCATGAAGCGCAAATGCGGCGAGATCACCTGATTAACGCCAACATCGCCCTTCAAAATCTCAGTCCGAAACTGACTTTGCTCTATGACGCTATTCTTCAAAACCCTGAAAAGTGTCCGTGGATTGACCACGCCATGAAGGAATTTGGAGAGTACATCACGGACGAAGCACAGCTTATCTCCAAGGTTCGGAAAGCTGACCACGAGAGGTATAAAGACCTCCCGGCGTGAGTTTTTCATTGGGTCAAGCCCTGTAATTGTTACCGTTTCTGCGAACAACTGGTGGGAGCGTTCTCCTAATTCCGGCAACACCAACAATTTCTGTAATGTGAACAACAACGGCAACGCCAACAATAACAACGCCAGCAACTCCAATGGCGTGTCCTTCGGACTCTGCAACTTCGCATAGGTCAGTCGTAGTAACCCCTTTGGGCGAAATCAGTACCTTTTGCAGAGGGAGGGCTTGTTCCCGGCTATCAAGCCAAAACACCCCGTCCGATGTAGTCAGCCGGACGCTGCTTGCATGGTGAGCGATTGTACGGTAGCTCATTTCATGGCTGGTACTACACGCAGTTAGAACCCGTACCCGACAATAAGACTGTACGGAGGGGAACCTTCTATGACAAGTGAAGAACGGAGAGAAGCCCGTTATCAACGCAGGAAAGCCAAGCGGGACGAAGCTCGTCTGCGGCGCAGCAAAGAATGTGGTGATTTCGATGAAGTCTTTTCGTTCAGACACCTTTACCTTTCCGGTAAGAAATGCTGTAAGGGTGTCTACTGGAAAAACTCAACTCAGCGGTATATCGGCAATATCATTCCGATCATCGCAAAGACCCATCGTGAACTTCAAAACGGAACCTTCAAACACCGTGGTTTTCACGCTTTTACCATCATGGAGCGGGGAAAGAAGCGGTATATCCGATCAGTCCATATCACGGAACGAGCGGTTCAAAAGTGTCTGTGTGACTACTGCTTAGTTCCTATCTATTCGGCCTGTTTCATCTATGACAACTCAGCCAGTTTGAAACACCGAGGTATGGACTTCGCCCTGCGCCGTATGACCTGTTACCTCCAACGGCATTACAGGAAGTACGGTCTGGAAGGAGGTGTTCTGCTTTACGATTTTCACAGCTTCTTTGACTCAGCTCCACATGAACCGCTGTTTCGTGAAGCCGACCGCAGACTTCATGACCTGAAAATCAGGGAGCTTGCGAACAGCTTTGTTACGGACTTCGGCTCGGTCGGCTTGGGTCTTGGCAGTCAGGTATCTCAGACAAACGCCCTCATGCTTCCCAATATGATCGACCACTATTTCAAAGAGGTCTGCCGTATCAAAGCCTATGAACGATATATGGACGATGGCGTGGCAATCAGCCCTGACATTGACAACCTGTATCTCTGCTTGGACGGACTAAAGATCATTTGCGGGAAATGCGGTCTGGAACTGCATTTGAAGAAGACACGAATAGTTCCTCTCAGAGATTATTACCGCTGGCTGAAAACAAGGTTCATCATTACGCCAACCGGCAAGGTTGTTCGGAAGATGAACAAGGACTCAACAAAAATCGTTCGACACAAGCTCAGAGCTTTCCGAAGAAAGCTCGACCGGGGCGAAATGACCTTGGCTGATATTCGGTGTTCCGTGGACTCCTACAACGGTCACATGAAGCGAGGTCACAGCTTCAAGGTGCGGCAACGTACCAATCAATATTTCAAATCATTGTACGGGTTCTACCCGGACGAGAAAGGTTGGAAAAGCCATGTATAAAATCATCAAGGAAGACAAGGTTCTCGGCATTGTCAGTAACCCGACATGGGTTCGTATGCAGGACAATGGCTGCTATGGGCTGACTATCGAAGACAACGCTCAGGGTATCGCTCTGAATGGTACGGTGTATCATGTCAACGGCAAGCCCGATCTGAACGGTGCAGAAACCGTTTCGATTGAAGAAGTGGACGATGGCATTTATGCCAACAGTCTGACGGCTCTGCTGTCTGACCCGAATGACCTCCGCAATTCTGAGCAGTTCCGTAAGGCTGTTCAGATGTTTGCTGGAAGTCTGGACGAAGACTCCGCTATGGTGGTAGCCACTATCTACGACCCCTATCAGGTAGACCATGCCTACGCCGTTGGTGACTATTTCACTTACGGTGTGAACAATGTGGGCGACCCGCAGCTTTACAAAGTGGTGCAGGCTCACACCTCTCAGGCGGATTGGAAACCTGACCAGCTTCCCGCAATGTATACGCCGATTGGCCTGACACCCGCCGGTTATCCTGTTTGGACTCAGCCGACCGGCGCCCACGATGCTTACAATAAGGGTGACATTGTAAGCTACAACAATAAATTGTACCGCAGTCTGATTGATGGGAACACTTGGTCGCCCGACGCTTACCCCGCTGGCTGGGAAGAATACACCGCCGATTAAGGGAGGATAGGACATGAGTGAAGCTGTTATTGTTGCCCTGATTACAGGTGGGTTGAGCCTGATCGGTATTATTTATTCGTCTAATAAGACTGGTCAGGCCATGGACTCTAAGCTGGATAAACAGCAGGCCGTTATCGAAACTAAAATGGACGAACTGACCCGTGAGGTTCGGGAACACAACAATTTTGCGAAGCGTGTACCTGTGGTTGAGGAACAAATTAAGGTCATCAACCACCGTATCGAGGACTTGGAGGGCTTTCACAAGCCTGCATGACCCGAAAGTAAGGTGAAAAAGGTGAGTAATCGGGTCAAAATCCCTATAACTTTCTCTTAGTATGCGTGTATAAGAGGGAGTTTATAGGAAAAACGCCCGATTACTCACCTAACTCACCTAAATTAAAATTGGAGGTAAAGAATTATGATCGAAGCTATTTTGCACAATCTGACAAACATTGGCTGGGCTATGCTGATCTTCCTTTGTGCGTACCTGTCCAACGTGGCTTTCTCGATGTATTACAACATCAAAGTCCTACTGGAACCATTTAGCAAGGAAAAGCTGATAAACTCAGGCTTAAAGATCGCCGCTTTTGTCTGCGGTCTGACCTTGCTGTGCGTGGCAATTACCACGCTGCCGCTGTTTGCGGATATGGTCGGGTGGGAAATTCCGGCTGAGTATGTGGATATTTTTAGCAATTTGGTGATTATTGGTGCGGTACTCATGGTGTCCTGCAAGTACATCGCAGAAGCATTTACGAAATTTAAGGCCATTTTGGACGCTACCAAGGAGGACAAGAACTATGATGAAATCAAGTGAACTGGTCGCCAAGGTCGTTGATATTGCCAAGCACTACAAGACCCTGTATGTTATGGGGTGCTTTGGTGCGCCGTTGACCGACACAAACAAGTCTCGGTATATCAAGAACCACCCCTACAACATGGCGGCAGCTCGTACCTCTATGATTATGGCGGCAACCCCTGACACCTTCGGCTTTGACTGTGTGAACCTTATCAAAGCCGTTCTGTGGGGCTGGACAGGGGATAAAACCAAGTCCTACGGCGGCGCAAAATACGCCACCAACGGCGTACCTGACGAGGGCGCTGACACTATGATTAAGAGGTGCAAGGACGCTTCCGCTTCCGGGTGGGACAAGGTTGACCCCGGCGAAGTGGTGTGGACTACGGGACACATCGGTGTGTATATCGGAAACGGCCTTGCGGTCGAGTGTTCCCCTCGTTGGGCGAACAATGTGCAGATCACCGCTGTCGGTAACATCGGGAAGAAGAACGGGTACAATACCCGTATGTGGAAGAAGCACGGACACCTCCCCTATGTGACCTATGACAAAACCGTGACCCCCGCACAGCCCGAAACGGTCAAGCCCGTTCCTACCACCGAGGTCAAGGCGAAGGGTGTCGCACGGTCTTTCAATAAGGCTGTGGCAGGCACTTACACCGTGACCGCTGGTGCTGGCCTGAATGTCCGTGACGCTGCCGGGACGGACAGTAGAGTGCTGGTGACAATCCCCAAGGGAACCACCGTCAAGAACTACGGCTACTACACTGTCGTAAACGGCGTTAAATGGCTCTATGTGGCTTTCTCGCACAAGAGGGTAAATTATATTGGCTTCGTGCATGAACGCTTCCTGAGCCACTGAGAGGGCTTCCTATGGGTGGTAAACGAGTGCAATCTAAGCCGAAGAAGAAAAGAATGAGAAAGCGCACGAAATTCACGATCTTGTCCATCTTCAATCTGACTTGGTACGCCGTTGTGGTTCTGATTTTGAACGCCTGCGGTCACACAGTTGACACAGAATTGACGGTCGGCTGGTTTGCGGCTTGGACTGTCGAACTTGCCATTCTGTACGGTATTAAGGTCAAGTCAAAAGAAACCTCAGACGAGGACGCTCAGGGGTGAGAAAATGCAAGTGCTGAGAGAAATTACGCTCGATAAGGTTATCAATCTCTATGAGGGTCAAGTCGTTCACGACAAAAAGCAGCTCATTGAATGGGACGATCATCGCCGTACTCCACTCTATGAGCTGAAAGAACGAACGCTGGCTCAGGACAAGATGATCTTGGGTGCGCTGAAATGCGCCAGAGCGAACGGGTATTCCGGCGAAGAATAAAAGAAGACACTCCCTACCAATTAAGGTAAGGAGTGTCTTTTGGTTTGAACGAACACCGTTCCCCACACAATGTAGGGTTCGGATATGCGCTCAATGGTACGCCGTGAGGGATTCGAACCCCCGGCCTTCTGGTCCGTAGCCAGACGCTCTATCCAGCTGAGCTAACGGCGCTTAGTGCGCTCCTAACGCGCCTAAGTATAGTAGCATAGCCCGGCCGGAATTGCAAGCCCTTTTTCAAAAAAGTTTTCCTTTTTTGCGTTTTTACCAGCCCATCGTATCGCGGATGGTGTCCGTCACATCGCTGACCGTGCGCACCGCGTCCGCCACGATGTTGTTCGTGCGCCTTTTCTGCGGGTGCATCATCCAGCCCGCCGCCGTGCCGACCGCCATGCCGACACCCATGCCGATGCTCATGCCCTTGGCAAACTGCATTGCGTTCAT